TACGTTTCAACAGGGTATTCAGCGCATCTGCACTTCTGGAAAACATCTTATCCTTCAACGTACTGGATATGGCCATATCCTTGATATAACCTGTTACCAGTTCATCCGCTTTCCTATTACCTAAATTCCAGACTTCGGTAGCCGTGTTGGATATATTGCTTACGAGCTGCGTATGCAAATCATCTAACAGCCGTTCGATTTGCTTCTCAATCGTGGCGTTGCCTATCCATACACGATCCCCACCATGATCTGCCCATTTAGCAAGAAGAGGCCCAGCCTTACGGACAAACTCGTCAAACGAATACTTTATGCTACCTTGTTGCCGGAACAGACATTGCAGGAATTGTCGCTCATGAAATGATAGTTCTTTCATTCTCCATATCCCATTGTTAAGCCGATCATATTATTGCGTTGCGCTGCTGTATCTTCCTCTTCCTCCATCAGCTTCATTTCTTCATCCAAGTCTTCCGTCAAAGGAGAATGAGCCGTAACCGTGCGTTGGGCGTTGATCGGTTTACCTCCATTGGCAAGAGACAGAGTTTGCAATGTCTCGGACAGATCTTCCGGCAAAATAGAACCAAATTCCACATCGATCAGGTTGTTCACCAATTGAGAACGATACTTGATGTTGGTAATATTGCATATCCCGGCCAACACGACCGACACACAACGTTGTACGACCGGACCGAATGTTTCCATGTTCTCACTCGCCTTGATAGTGGCATCCATCAGCATGAATTTACGGGCAACACCGGACAGGTTGCCGATACCTTTCAAATTGTCAAAAGAAAGATCCGGCGTGGATGTCCCGGCAAACTGTTCACTCTTCGTTTCTTCCAATTCTTTGTCCACAGATGGCTGGGAACCGGTCCACGTCAGATAGTCCGCATCTCCATGATACTCCTTGCCGGACACTTCATCGACTTTGATTGGGAAGTTGATGTCTTTCCCGGTTGTTTCCTTAGAGGGTAAATCCGAATCGCCATACGTTTTCAAGATCGGTTCCGCAAAGTAGTCGTTCGTATCAGCCATACGGGACAAACGCATTTCCCGTGCATCCATAATGCCGGCCACTTCGTCCCATTCAGGCTGGAGTACATCAGCATACACGACCGGAATCTTACCAAATAGGTTCGGAACCTCTTTTATAACCCAGCCGCCCATCTCATCGGTAGCTATTATAATCTTATCGGCTGTCCAGATAGTACAACTATTCCGGAGCATGCCGTTAGAATTTATCTGGTAACGATGAATAAAAGCATCCAAATCGTCGTTATCATCAAAATGAGGATAAAACTCAGAAAAGGTATTTGCATTACGAGGAACAGAAAGCGTCTTAACCTTCAATTCCGTAATCAATTTGCCGTCTAATCCTTTGGAAGTATACGGATAGAATACAAGAGCAGCCTTACTTTCAGAAAGCACCTTACGGGCGAACGACTTCAAGACGGATTGCATTTTCAATCGGCGTTCCCATACACGTTTGAACTCTTGGAAACCATCGTTCTGATCTGTTCCCGTAATCGTCATTTGCCCGCCAAACAAGAAGGCGACAGAGGTACGCACCTCCTTTTTCGGGAAGTTGGTAACGATACGTGCCACATCGACAATCTTGTCTTCCAACCGTAACGGTTCCCCATTCTTATCCTTCAATGTCTCCGAATAGACTGCCAGCCGTTTCGGTTCACGCCAGCCGACAGAGGTTTTACGCCGACGGCGCTCACCGTGATATTCTCTGTAATATTCTCTTGGTTCCCGGTATTCAATCGTATCGACACATAACGTACTGACTACCTGCCCAAAATCTTCATTCGCAAGAATTTCGCTTATACTTGGCATAATTGTTTTATGCTAAAATATAAAAGCAAATAGTTTTTCGCTGTCAATACGACCAGTCTAGACAAGTTCACTTTGAAATGTAAAAACCAAGAACACATATCAAAACGCAAGTATGTGGCAGAAAAATATCGGGATTTTATCTAACACGTGTCACAAATATCAGAAAAACACTTTCATTTTGCCAATTATCGTCCTCTTGCTACCCGACGTACAGAGTTAGCCTTGCACAACCCAATAAACTCTACATTCTCGGCAAGGATCGTCATTCCGTCAGGTGCGTCGTCATGCTTATTGCCTCCCTCTTTCTTGTAACCGGTAAGCGCTTTCATAAAACGGTCGTAGTCCGAACCTTTCTTATACTCGCTTTCTTCCAAGAAATAACAATGCTTCTTGATCCAACCAGACTTCAACAAGATACGTGTATCCTTATTGGCTGTTGTCGGTTTCGCCTGAATGATACATTTTTCATTCTTTGCCTTTACAGCCTTACGGACATTGAGGGCGAACAAACGACCACCGTTGTTACTCTCGATACGCATATTGTCGCAACGGGTATCAAGGATCAAGGAAACCAGCTTCGGTTCGGTAATCTCTACATTATCCTTCGTAAACAAAACATCGGTAATGAAATACTTCGTACCGAATACTTTGGCAATAGGCGCACAGAAATCATCGTCTCCCTCATCGGCCACATCGGTAGCTCCAATAACACCGTCCGGTTGCTTGCCCTCAATATCAGCCAATTTAAATCGGTTAAGCTCCGATTTCGGGAACAACAACCCGATTGCCTCGATTGGATCTTGCATATACTCGGCACACCAAATGGAATCATCCGTTTCCTCCCGTAGTTCATGGTAATACTCTGTCGTATGTACATCCTCGCAGAAAGAACAATCGTTCTCATCCAATGCGGCGATACGGATAATTTCGTCATATTTCCCCATTTCCTCCATACGGCCGAGAACGTCCGTAGCCGACCAGCGGGTACCGATGTCGATTGAGCAACAATTCCCTTCGATACGGGAATCATGCGTTCCCTGCTTCCACGACCAGACCTTTTCGTTATTGGTGTCAGATAGTGCATCCTCCAAACTCTTATACAAGTCGTCGGTCATAGCCAACATAGAAGCACCGAAGCCGATCACCGTACCGCCTACACCAGCCCCGAAGTAACTCACCTGCCGGGCAGCTTCCAAGCTCCAGCCATGCACGTTCTGTTTATCACCACGCAATTGTATATCTGGGAAGATTTCCTTAAACCGGGAAGAACGGACGATGTCGCGCGTGTCGTAAGACAGCTTGTTATACAGCGTATCGGAACAGCAGTTGCGCATGACCGACTCTTCCGGGAAGTGACCGAGCATCCAAGCGATGAACAACGAGGATATATAGGACTTACCGGCACGTGGCGGCATGGAAACGGCCAACCTGCGAATAACACCATCTTGATAAGAATCATACACACGAGTAAAAGCGTCCGCCACATGTTTCAAAAATAAGCGTCTGGAAAAGAATTTCGGGTCATAATATAAACAATATGACCAAAAATCATTTTTCGCTTTCCGGCGTCTCAGCACATCCGCCGCCTCTGCCATCAACAACAATATCTCTCTTCTGTTTTTCTCCATAGATAAAATCCTCTAATTGCTCATCGGTCATCCCCTCAAACTTACTTACGGGAGTAAGCCCACTAATGTTAGAATCCTGCCTGTTTTTCCAACGATCTGGATTACCATTTGTCAAGGTGAAAATAATAGCAGCGGTATCCGGCTGGATATGCTTCTTGACTATAGTTTTCTCTTTGATCTTAGGTTTCTGTTTCTCTTTTCCATTCTCATCAACCACAGGTTTACCACTATCGACATACGTGATCTTCGACTCTTCCACCTCATAACCTTGAATCTTCTTTAATAAAGACTTCTGGGCCTCGGCAACAAAGAATTGCATCCGTGCGTCTTCCGCTTTTTTTATAGAGTCGGAAAAGTCGGATTTTGTTTTCATCCAAGTATAGTAAGTATCCTTGTTTATACCGACCAAATCACAAATCTCGGCAATAGTATAGCTATCCTCCCGAATAAGAGAACAAATTCGATCCACCAATTTTTGACTATACTTTGCCATTAAATACTACTCTCCTTTTTCTTCCTTACTAAATTTAAACATAGAATCCGCCATATCAAGGCAATTCTCCAATTCATTCACGATAGCTTTCAACTCAATATATTTACGCTTATCCACCGATGAAGAAACACCTTCACTATTTATCTGTCTCTCCAACTCCGCAAGTTGCAAGCGTTTACGTTCTAATCTCTTCGCTAAAACCTCACGATAAATCATACATAATTTTATTTTCATGGCGAATATCCTTTTCTCTAGTTATTCGCCAAATTTATCAATCTTCCTTAAACAAATCATCATTCGAGAAATCAAGTTCGGGAAAATTTTCCTTAATCTTACTCAGATCCCCTTTATAGAATACAAGCACATTTTGATGCTGCTTACCAATCTTTCGGCTATTACTAAACTGCTTTCCGGCTCTCATAGCCAGACTACCTATGTTGTTAACCAGTATCATCTCATTGTAATAATGCAAGCCTGCCTCCTGGAACGCAGCGATCGTATCAGGAACAAAACTCCGATACACACCACTCTTATCGCGAACCTCTCCTACTACAAACACGGCGAATCGATTAGGCTTCAACAGCGAACAACTCTTCCTAATGATTTCTTTATACGCTTGCAGGAATTCAGGATAATCCATCGTCGATAGGTCTGCCGGATCGTCACTATACACTTCTAGGTCCGCATACGGAGGACAACTAAAAACCAAGTCTGCCTCATAACCTTCTGCCAGGGCATCTATCTCTACACTATCTCCACAAAGCCACAGAGGAGCAAATTTATGACCGCCTTTCCCGCCGAACTCCTCCCCTAATACTTCAACTGCGTTTTTACAGTTGGCTTCGACCTGTTCCGGCCTTAGATCAACACCAAAATAAGTCATATCCAACATAGATGCAACAATACCACGAACGGAGCCACCAGCAAATGGGTCCAGGATACAACCATTGGGAATATTAAACCACCGGTAGGCCAGCTCGCACAGTACCGGGTCAAAGATCGAGGTTCCATCCATAAACGGGATACCATGATCCCGGCAATACTTCTGCAATTCGTTCCACGACGGATCGGCACCTGTTTTTTCACGAATTACGTTACGGGCTTCGTATACTCGGGGTGGTTGCGCTGATCGGCTAAATGTAATCTCCTTCTCCCGGCCATCATCACTCTTTATACCAAGATCAAGCCAGGCACGTTTCCGGTCTTGCCAGTTTCCAAGTTTAGAGTCAAGTACTGAGAAAGGAGGAATAATGAAACGTTCTTTCAAGCTGCCGACACGCTCCTTGTCCGGCATCACATCGTCGATGGAGATATCATCAATATTCAGATCATCGATTTTAAATTCCCAAGCATCCAACTCGTCTGCACCGAAATCTTCAACGATCGCGTCAAAGTCAAATACAGACGTATCAGAGGTATAATTGTCAGCTAGGGCAAGCGCCTTACGCCGAGAATCCTCAGTTGAGAGATCTGTACGCTTGATAGCTATCAATTCTGTACCATCTGATTCCACAACCCGAACCTTTAACCCAAGTTCCAAAGCCTGCTCATAAACGCCATTCCCGGCAATAATAACATCGTTCTTATCCAGAAGAATAGAACGACCGGTACCACAATCCTCTTGACTCTTCTTAATAAGCCGTTTATTTTTATCGGTATGAATACGATAATTCCGAGGGTCATACTTCAATTCAGCCATAACTTTTATTCTAAAATATAACAGAGAAATCTATTAACCTAAATACAGTTGCAGTTCCCGGATAGCCTGTTCCACGCTCCGAACAATCACATACTTACTACCCGCCATCTCAACCTGGCGTTGGTATTCCTTTTGCTCTGCAGACTGTTTACCTGTAGATGTCTTGAACTCTAGACAAAGAGAAGCATATCCCTTTTTCGGTATCTGAAGGATTACATCGGCCACTCCACGTTTAACGCCTTGGCGCTTCATATTAGCCGCTTCTATTTTATGCCGGCTGCCACCGTTCGGGACTGCAAAAAGAAGTCGATCCGGCAAATTAGGAAAGAATAAAGGAACCTTATTGAAAAACTCCGACTGAATCCGAGCTTCTTCGTTATCATGGTGTTGCTTTTGTTTTGGAGGGTTCTTTTTATCAGAGTAACAGTTATAGCAGATATGTCCTTCTTCTGTTTTGATCACAGAAACTGTTTCCCGGCCACAGGCTATACATTTTTGCGTTTTCATATCTTAGTTTCATATAAGATATAAAGAACAGAAAGAAAGCCCTCAGGATTACCAAGGACTTTCTTAACTCACTTCTTTCGTGATTTGAGCTATTCCGACTGGTCATTCGGTTTTTCCGAACAACTGATTTTTATTTCGTCGTTGATTCGGAACATACTATCACTGATAAAATCGTATATCTTATACATTAGTTCCGGTTCTTGCGGAACTGGTTGATAAACATATACCCTCTTTCCTGCACCTTTCATCCATCCTGCCTCTGTATTAGCAGATCGACCACAAGGGAGAACCATTACACATACGTCGGCCCATTTCATACCATTAAAGTCTGATTCAAACCCTTCAATGGCAATATGATGCTTTAATGCGTGTTTATACATTTGGATATCCCATTTTTCCCAGTTCTTATCTATGTCAGACCACGAAAAGCCACCACGCCCATGAGGAGGATTTTTGAAGTCATAAACCTCATGTCCTACATCCCGGAGAAACTTCACAACGTCCTGTTGAAATGAGTTTCTCCAACTACTTGCTACATATATTTTTGCCATATTATTTTTATTTGTTTCTTTGTAAAAAAAATCATATGAAAACACTACTTATCATTTTAGGGATTATTTTAGGTTTAATAGGTACTTTATTATCCATTTTCATACCAATGAAAAAATATAAAGAAGATCCTGCTGTAGTTCGAGACTACCTTCTATACCATGCATGTTCTGAACTTTCAAAAGAAAACAGTATTTCTGTTGAAC